CCATAATTAATTTTTTTGTTATCTCTCCAAAGTAAATAACACCCATTCATATGATCAGCTATTTCCCAATGTTGATTATCAAACCAAATAATTTCGCCAATTCTATCCATTTTTAACTCCATTTTTAACTCCTAATTTTCTCTCTTTTAATCACATACAAATATACATGATACAGGAATTAAAGTCAAGTGTTTTTATAGTTTTGGTTATATTTATATATGAATACGTTTGAACTAAAATGAAAGAAAATTATGGGCCGACCTAAAGATAATACTAGATGGGAAACACGTATGTGTAAGATGTGCGGAATTCAGTTTGATGTTTATAAATTGTCATTAAAACTATATTGTTCTAAAAAATGTGCTAATTCTGATCCTGCGGTGAAACAAAAAATTGTAGCGTCACAATTAAAGACATATCGTAAGAAATATGGAGTTGATCACCCCATGCAAACAGAAGCTACATTAAATAATTTTAAACAAAGCATGTATAAAAAATATGGAGTGGAACATGCGTTACAATCTGAAAAATTAATGAATAGACGAAAACAGACTACCATGGAACGATACGGCGCTGAAAATGTTTTTCAACTTTCAAAATTTCGTGATAAAGCAAGGCAAACTAAATTGAAAAAATATAATGATCCTATGTATCATAATATTGAGCGGTTACATGATAATACATATTTAAAATTTTTAGAGTGGGAACACATTACACCACTTTTTACTAGAACTGAGTTTACGGGAGTTACTAAAGGTATTAGATATAAATTTAAATGTAATAAGTGTGAAAATATTTTAATAGCGGACGTTAATAATGGTTATATTCCATCATGTAGAAAATGTAATTGCAATACTACTGGAATTTCATATGCTGAACGGGAATTACTAGCGTATATAAAATCGTTAATTTCTGATAAAATTATTGGAAATGATAGGCAGATTTTAAATGGTAAAGAATTGGATATTTTTATTCCAACTAAAAATCTTGCTATTGAATATAATGGTAATTATTGGCACACTGAATTACATGGATGCTCGAAATATTATCATTTAAATAAAACAGAACAGTGTGCAGAACAATCTATTCAATTGATTCATATATTTGAACATGAGTGGGAAGAAAAAACTTCCGTTGTAAAATCTATTTTGAAAAATAAATTATGTAAGTCTAATAATAAAGTTTTTGCTCGGAAATGCAATGTGCAAGAAATTTCAATTAAAGAAAAAACTCAATTTTTAAATGAAAATCATTTACAGGGTGCTGGTAGATCAAGTGTAAGAATCGGATTATATTATGAAAATCAATTGATCTCCGCCATGACTTTTGGAAAATGTAGATTTGATACACAATCTGAGTGGGAAATTATACGTTTTGCTACAAAAATTGATTATACTGTTATTGGGGGTGCATCAAAATTATTTAAATATTTTGTTAAAACATATAATCCTAAATCAATTATTACATATGCGGATAAACGATTTGGCCGTGGATTAGTATATGAAAAAATTGGGTTTGAATTAGTAGATGAAACACCACCAAGTTATTTTTATGTTAACTTTTCAAAAAATATTTATAGTAGATTTCAATTTCAGAAACATAAATTGCAAGATAAATTAGAAATATTTGATTCTAATTTAACAGAATGGGAAAATATGCAATTAAATGGTTACGATAAAATTTGGGATTGTGGTAATATGAAATATAAATTAGTATTCTAAAACCTTCTAAAATCCTTCTAAGAAAAAGTTTTTCAAAATAATAGATTTTTTAAGTTTTTGATATTTATTACTGAAAGAATTTATTTATAATTTTAATGGAGAACTTTAATGGCACTAGATATTCTTGATCCACAAGAAATAATGTTTACATCCTTTGAACCCAAAGTTAAAAACCGATTTATTGTTTATGTAGATGGTCTTCCAGCATATGCTATTAAAACTGCGGCAAGACCATCAATTACATTTGAAGAAATTGTATTAGATCATATGAACGTAAAACGGTATGTTAAAGGTAAAGGTGAATGGGAACCAATTGAATTAACATTATATGATCCAATTGCACCATCAGCTGCACAATCAGTAATGGAATGGGTACGTTTATCACATGAATCTGTAACCGGCCGGGATGGGTACTCAGATTTTTATAAGAAAGATATTACTATTAATGTCTTTGGTCCAGTTGGTGATAAAGTTGAAGAATGGACGGGTAAAGGATGTTGGATTCAGTCAGCTAATTTTAATGATTTAGATTGGACTTCTAGTGATCCTACAGAGATTTCTTTAACTCTCCGTGCGGATTATTGGGTGCTTCAATTTTGATGTGTCTGTTATTATTGAACTTATGATAAATTGTACATATTGTGATAGAAATTTTATAAATGTTAATGCAGTATCAGTTCATAGTCTTATGTAAGGATTGTCATAAAGAAGAACATCCAACATTAAATTTTTAAGGAGTCGGTTAATGAATAGAACAGAATTACGCAAGATGATTAAAGAGGAAATTCAAAAATTAACTGAAAATTATATTCAATCTACATTAGGTGTTCCTATTGCTAATGAATTACAAACAAAAGTCGGGAATAAATTTAAAATACTTGATAAATTTATAGAAAAGCAGGATGATTATATGGATGAACTTGACTATAAAGTATTTAAAACATGGGATATTGGCGCCGTTGATAATTTAGAGGATTTTGTGAAGTCTCAGCGAGAATTACTAAAAGTTGCCAGGAAATTAAAAGATCAGAAATTGATAAAAATTGTTTCGAGTATTAATAAAATAATTGGAGTTAAATAATGGATTTCAAATCAAGAAAATTAATAGCAGTATCAGTATTATTCGTAACAGCAACCACATTCTTATACACAGGTACATTATCACCTGCAGATTGGGTGGAATTTAATAAATGGATTTTCGCAGCATATGTTACAGGTAATGTAGGTGAACATTATACTAAACGATTGGATAAATAATGAAAAAATCTGAATTGCGGAAAATGATAGAGAAGAAATTCAAAAATTGAATGAGGGAAGGATTAAAGAAACTTTTATATTTAAAATTGGTGGTAAGAAAATTGAAGTGATAAATGCTGGTACAAAAAAGTTTAAAAATATGAATGATCCTAAACAGGCTTTAAAAGATTTGAAAAGTATGATACAAGATGATTTACGTAAAGGTAAAGAAACGGGGTTTTATCCTTATAATAATTTTGAATCGTCTATTAATTGGAAGCTAAAAAATTAAAAATAAGTTATAGTGTATAAAGATATTTTAAGGCATGTTTGATAGTTACACACAAAACAAATAGTTATAAATTTCCAAATATAAAACAGGAGAAAATAAAATGGCAGACGTAAAATTTCCGTCTGAAATAGTATCATTACCTAGCCAAGGTAAATATTATACAGAGGATAATCCATTAAAATCAGGTAAGATTGAAATTAAATATCCTACCGCCCAAGAGGAAGATATATTAACATCCCAAAATTTAATTAAGCGTGGAGTGGTTATTCCATACTTTCTTAAAGCGTTGTTTGTAGATTCTACAATTAATTTAGACACAATGCTTTTAGGTGATAAAAATGCATTAATGATTGTAGCTAGAATTTTAGCATATGGCAACCAATATAACTATTCATATACATGTTCAGGATGTGGTGAAAAAAACGAAGAAATTGTAAATTTAAATGAATTTCCAGAAAAAGAATTTACATTTGTTGAGGTGTTTGAATTTAAACTCCCAGTATCTAACCGTGATATAACATTTAAATTGCTTACTCATGCAGATGAACGTGCAATAGAAACTGATGTTAAGGCTCTTAGAAAAGCATTAGGAGGATTAGTTGATCATGAGTTTACTACACGATTAAAATGCCTTATTGTTACGTTAGATGGCGAAACCGATCGCACAAAAATTAATAATTTTGTTGATAATGAATTTCTTTCTCAGGACTCTTTACAATTCCGTAATTATTTAGATACCGTGACACCTAATGTTGAGATGGTAACAGAAGTTGAATGTAAATTGTGTGGTTATGAGGAGGAAATTACAGTGCCATTAACGGTACAGTTTTTTTGGCCTACCGCCAGAATCTAAACCACAGATTCATACCGAAATATATCAATTAATTACTAAATCAAATGGTGGCTTCACTTTCAATGAAGCATATTCATTGCCAATATTTTTGCGTAGATTTTATTTAACTAAAATCGCCGAAGAACAAAAACAACTTGACAAATTACACCAAGATATACAAAAAACTCCCCATTCCCGTCTAAAAACATAATCTTTTAATATTTATTATTGAATCAATCTATTCAGGAGATATTAATGAAATTACACGAATCATCAGTTTTGGATAAAATTTTATTGTTATTATTACGTGGCAATAAAAAAGCTATACAAAAGGTAGTTAGCCAAGACCCCGAACTACAAAAATCTGTTAGGGATTTAGAGCAGCAAATCCAACACCTTAAGAGTACTGGAGATAACACAGTAAAACGAATCCAAAATAAATATAAAGGTACACCATACGAAAAATATTTTAAATAATGGCCGATCCTAAAATAACAGAGCTTAGAGAACAAACTCAAGCATTAAATGAAATTAAAAAAATACATGGCGAATTGTCCGATGCTCAATCGGATGAATTAGATTCCCTTCGAAAAAAATTAAAAGAACTTCGTTTACTCACAAAGGCACAACAAAAACAAGCCGATATGGCGACACATTTAAAAAGTTTAGAATTTCAAATTAAAGATAATATTTTGGATCAAACTAAAGGCCGTGCTAAATTAAAAGGAGTATTAAATCAGCAATTAGATATTGCTATTAATATTGCTAAAAATCAGCAAAAATTAGGGCAATCAATTTATAAGCAAATTGATTTTCAATATGCAATTAAAGATATAGAAACAAGTAGATTGGCAATTCAACAAAATTACTGGGGTGCAAATCAAGAATTAGGTCAAGAATTATTGAAAGATTTAGCTATTACTGAAGAAAGATTGCAAGTTCAAAAATCAGCGGCCGCAGTACAAAATGTCGTTCATGATAAAACTGAAGAAATGAATGGCAAATTAGAAGAGGCTAATCAAAAGTGGATAGATATTAAAGGTCAATTAATTGCTATTGTATCTAATCCTATGACTGCATTAAAAGTAGGTATATTAGCAGTGGTTGCTGGCATTGGAAAAGGGGTGATGAATTTAAAAGAATTCGCAGACGAAACGGGATTTTCATATGCACAGATGTCTAAAATAGGATTAGCAACAGCATTTGCTGGAGATGAGGCTAAAGCATTGTTAGATGAATTTGGTGGTATAAGTAATATTACAACAAAAACATTAATTGGTATGAAACTATTAAATTTACAATATGGAATAAGTGCTGAAGCTACTTCAAAAATGTTAGGGTTAATGGAAGGGATCAGTGGAGCTAATCGAGATACATTATTATCCCAAATTAAAGCTAATTCAGAATTAGCAAGAGCTGAAGGACTTTCTCCTGCGCAAGTGATGGAAGATGTAGCTAGTGATACGGAATTTTTTGCAAAATTTGCTAAAGATGGAGGTGATAATTTATTTAAAGCGGCAATTGAGGCACGTAAACTTGGGTTATCAATGGATGCAATATCATCTAGTGCAGAGAGTTTATTAGATTTTGAAAGTTCAATTGAAGCACAGATGGAAGCGTCAATATTATTAGGTAGACAACTTAATTTAGATACGGCTAGACGATTAGCGTTTAATGGTGATTTAGTTGGATTACAAAAAGAATTGGTAAATGTAGTAGGTACAGAAACCCAATTAAATGCCATGAATGTTATTCAACGTAAATCAATGGCAGATGCAATTGGTGTTAGCGTTGAACAGATGACTAAATTAGTACGTGAACAGAATAAAGCTGGTAAATCTGCATCGTTTTTTGAGCACTCCTGGGTATTTATAAAAGAACATGCAATTAGTGTTGGTGCTATTATGGGTGGATTGTTAGGATTAGCAATTGCTTTTAAGGCAGTGCTGAGAGGAATTCTTAGCCCAGCCGCATCTGCTATTAGTGCATCAAAAGATTTAGCATTTTCTGCAGGAGCAATAAGCGCAGGTGTAGCAGTAGGTGCAGGCGTAGGTGCATATGCAAAAGCTAAAATGGCAAATGATATTGCAATTCCGGCTGGAGGAACATCATCAATTACAGGACCAGCTGGGACATTTACATTAAATCCAAATGATCAAGTTATTGCTGGGACTAATTTAGGAGGAGCATTTACATTAAATCCAAATGATCAAGTTATTGATGTACCGAATTCAGACCGTGCACAATCAATGGTTGATATGTCGGAAACAAATAATTTATTATCACGATTATTAGAATTTAATAAAGAAATGGTACAAACAAATAAAAATTTATTAGAACAAAATAAACAATTAATGGGCGGATTAACCCGTAGCGTTAAAGGATTAGCAATTGACTAACGGAGAAATTTAATGGCATTAGTAGATTTAATAACAGATTTGAGTAATTTTGTGTGGACACAATATGATACTGTTGGCACTGCAGTAAATAATATTCCAGATGTTTATGCTACTGGATTTACGTTGAATATGCAACAAAGTCAATTTATAATAGATTCTATACCTGAAATTCAATTAGGTATTCCAGTTAGGCCACCTCAGGGCCCGGCAGTTACTATGACTCCGGGAACATTAGATAAAGACGGATCTAATATTATTAAAATTTCTCCACGTAAATCCCAAGGATCCATTTTTGAATCGGAGCAAATATTACCACAATTTTCAACAGAACCTTTGGAGGATATAGATGTCACTAGTGAATATACCAAATTTCCCTATAGAAATAATTCGGGTTTTGGTTTTGATCAACCTTTTATCACTCGTGATATTGGTGATCATTGGGGTATTGACCCAGCGAAAAGTTTCAAAAAAAGTCCGCTCAGAAAATCATTTAATGTCTTAGATCAACTTGGTGGATTATTTCTGGGTGAAAATCCATCAGTAATTGTAGGTAGAAGTGTAGCAGATTTAGGTAGGCTTGGTAAATTTATGATTACACCAATGGGTGCTAAATTTATTACTAAACAAACATTTTTGCAAGCATTAAGTCCGTTTTCACATACTAAATTTTGGAATCCATTGTCAATAGGATCTGCTGTTGCTACAGTTCATGTTACTCGACATTTAGATAATGAAGTTGCAGAAGCAATTGGTGAATTCATTGAAGTAAATGGCACAAAAATTTTAAATCAATCTAAATTATTATTGGATAATGCTGTAACTGCTACAAAAACTGGATTAAGTAATATTGGAAACTCAATCGCAGATGCATTTACTAGATCGCCAGGTCCGCCAATTCCAGATAATGATACAGAAATGATTTCAAATTCTTCTGCAGAATTAACATATGCGCCAGCATTAGAAAACGCAAATGAACAATTACCAAAAGCTGCACCTATTAATATAAAACCAGAACCAAAAACTCCGGTAGGTAATTTATTAAATTCTGCGAAGACAAAAATGAAATCTGTCATTTCACCATCTATTAATTCAATATTACCAAAACGTAATACAGATAGTTTAACTGATAGAGTAGAAGAAATGGCATCTAAAGATAGTGATGCTAAAACAAGTAAATATTTTGCATTGGCATACGGTCATTTACAGGGTGAAAATGCATATGGTGTTATAAATAGGACGCCAAATGAAATATATAATAAAACAAATGGTAGAGATGAAGAATTAATCGATGCTGCGCATGACACTCGATTGAACGAACGAAGACGATTTAAAAAATTAGGTGATGGTAATTGGGCACCGGGAGCAGCACGTGTTGCAGTTAGGCCGAAATTAGATTCCCTTGGTATAATAAAAAAACGTAACATAGATGGTGGTTATATAACAGAAGGAGTAGATACTGTTAATATTCATCCATATGGGTCATCCGATAATAATGATGATCTTATTCCATTTAAATTTAAAGATATTGTTAATAATAAGTGGCTTATATTCAGAGCAACTCTTAGTGGTATTACAGATTCAATTACTCCAGAATGGTCACCGGAAAAATATATTGGTAGACCAGATAAAGTGCACGTTTACCAGGGCGCTGACAGGGAAATTAGTTTTACATTTTCAATATATCCTAAAACTAAACAAGAACTTCCAATATTATGGGAAAAAATGAATTATTTAGTTGGATTGTGTTATCCATCTTGGGGTGATATTAAATCAAAAACTGGAGCTGATGAAAATAACAATCCTGTATTTAGTAAAACTGGTACTAGAATGATATCTCCGTTTATTGAACTCACTATAGGTAATTTATTTAAGAATACTCCAGGATATTTAAATAGTTTATCAATTACTGTGGAAGATAATACAACTTGGGAATTAGATGAAAATTTGCAATTGCCAAAATATTTAAATATTTCATGTGGATTTACATATATTGGAAAATACTTACCATCAACAATTGGTAAGCATTATGAACTAGAATGGCTTAAAGACAGCCTAGGAGATGGTACTGGAACGTATGCTAAAAATCCATTTACTGATACTTCACAAAAATCTCCATACCGAAGTACAAAAACAATAAATCTTTCAAAATTATTTGGTGAATTAAATGCCTAATAGATATGAATATACAAAAATACGAGCGAATACAACTGGCAACCGGGTCTATGCCCCTACACTTTATCCTAAAATTGAAATAGAAGATACTGATATTGTAATATTAACTAAAGACGGAGATAGACTAGATTTATTATCTTATAGATATTATAAGGATGTATCGTTGTGGTGGATTATAGCAGTCGCCAATGGGATAAATAATGGAAAATTCGCAATAGAACCGGGCACAGAGCTTCGTATTCCTGTAGCTATTGAAAAGATTTTACAAGATTTAAAACGTATTAATGATGAATTTTAGTTATGATCATATTATCTCCTATACATAATCGCATACGTGCAGAATTACATAAACGTGTGGCGTTACTTAGCCGTAAGACTGAAAACATTTCATCTATTGGACAGGTGTTAAATAAAGATGGCACTGGCGCTATTAAGCATCCACAAGCCGCATTTGTTAGGACTCCATGGTTGAAATTGTATTCACCCGTTGGTGTGGGATTAACTATGATAGGTATTGAATTAGAAGATGGTAAAGCACCGTTCGGATTTAAGAATATGTATCATCAACCTCAAAGTAATGATGAAGTTCCAGGTAATAATCCATATCGTCCGGTTCCAGGTTTAAAAGAAATAACGTGTGAATATGCAGGCGACACCAAAGCATTACGAAAAGCAACTATAACGTGGAATTGTTGGTCATATGCTGATATGGTAAGACTGCGGCCGTTTTTATTACAACATGGAAAAAATGTGGTTATAGAATGGGGTTGGTCTACAGATGGTTCACTAACTACTGCATTACCATTTACAGATAAAGATATTCTAGAAGGTAAAGCATATTCAAGTATTCAAGAAAAAATCTTCCAGAACAGAGGAAATTATGACGCCATGGCTGGAATTATTACAAATTATGACTGGAGCCTTAGAGATGATGGTGGATTGGATTGCACTACAGAACTTACTGCAATGGGCGTAGATATTTTGGGGTCAGCTTTACGAACAAATGCTAATTCTGGTGTTCGTGGAGTATTAAAAAATAATGAAAAAACTTTAGCACCATCGTTAACTTTATCAAAATTTATTGATCAGCTAGATGAACACTTGCGGGAAGATAGGGTTTCAGGCCCAGGCGTCTATCAAGAAAATAGTGGTTGGGGCCCATATATTTCTTGGGGGTGGATGGAAGATAATATTTTGAGTAAATTTATTTCTAAAGTTTCTAATAAAACATTTTCTAGAAAAGTATCTGATACTGATAAACCAGTTCTGCAACAAGGCCCTGGTTTTGGTAGTGAGCAATTTGGTTCAGAAGAAGGATCTACCCGGGAGCTTTTTATTCATACTGGAATATTAACACAATTCAGAAGTGTTGAACAAACATTTGATGATTCAACCGGGAATTTTGTAGAACTTACTCCAGTTAGAATTTCAAACCATGAGCATTTATATACTACAAATAAAGATGTATTTATTTTACCGGGACAATATCCAGCAAATGAAATTCACAAAAATGTAACAATTGTGAGTGAGCTAGATAGTTTTCCTGCATTCAGAGATGAAACTGCGGGTAATGATATTACAGAACAGAAAGGTATTTTACGAAATATTTTATTGCATTGGTCGCTGATCAAGGAAGCGTTTGAAGAAGTAACTTCGGTTGAAGCTGGTATGGGTGTTATATTTTCTAAATTGACGGAAGAGGTAGGTAGTATTTGGGATTTTCAATTAGCAGCAGATGAAAATAATACAGTCAGGGTTATTGATAATAACTGCGCATACAAACGGATCAGTGCTCTTCATGAATCTCCTAGTATTCTTACGGAGGATAAAGTAATTGGGGATTTGTTCACGTTTTCGATTTGGTCACAAGATACAATTGTGAATGCGGCTAATATGACAGCAAAGCTCCCATCTTCAATGGCAGTTGCTGCTATGTATGGAACTAATAATAAGAATGAAATTCCAATTCAGGGACCCGCTAAATTAGGAGCGATAATAGGTCAATTAGAAGAAACACATGATGATCCATCAGTTGAAACAATTAAATTTGGTTGGGAATATTCTAATTTTGGAAGTGTTGATCCATATAATGTAACAGAACCATTAACCGTCGATGGCGGTCCGATATTAAAAATTTATAATGATGAAACAATTACTACATCTAAACAGGAACGGCACCAAACTATAGAAAATATTACAGAAATCCAACGTGAATTATTAGACCGAAGAGAAGATATCATAGTATTTAAACGTGCAGTTGAGAATACCGTCCCATATGTACCAACTTTTTTATATTATAATGATGGCAATATGCAACCTCAGTTTAAAGATATTATGATTTACTTACTTAGTGATGGTCCAGCGTCAGCAGTGATATATAATTCCGATCCTATAATTCCTATTGAATTAGAAATTACAGTTGATGGAATCGGTGGAATATTCCCCGGGAATGTATTTACAATAGATTATTTACCGCCAGAATATAAAAACCGTGTGGTATTTCAAGTTACTAAGGTTGGTCAAACCGTAAATGATTCCGGTTGGTCTACTGTTATATCTGGTCAAATGAGATTGGATATTTCAGCAGAAAGCCAAGCAAAAATTATGGAAGATTTACATCAGCACCGCGGTGATCAATATAAACGATTGAAACAAGAAGAAAAAGATGAAGTATTGAAACGCCGAGGGTTCTGGGCAACTCTTAGGATCGCCGCTGGTTTGGGTGGAAGATAAATGGATATAAAACAAATATTAAAAAATACTATTCGTATAGTACCAAATGTAGGAGTTACTGAAGATCATCAATTTTTTTATAATAGCACAAAAACTGCCGTAGATATAGGAGTGCCATATCATATTAGATATACAGTAGATTTAAAGGAATATTATTTAACTGGTGGAACTTACGATATTACATCTCAATTAATAGACCGTAAGAAGGGAGCTACAATATTTGGGAGTTATTCAGTAGCTAAAAGGTTGCTTAATAAAACTGTTTTTTTGAAACCATATAAACCAAAGTTAAAAGATACTGATTATGAATTAGGTACATTTGAACGCTATTTTGCTAGACAGGTTAATAATATATATGCACCAATATTTGAAATTAAAAAAATTAAATATAATGCAAAAACTCCATTTTATAAAAAATATAAAATTGAAACTTGGCGAATAATCGGTCCTCGAAGTGAAGTTATAAAAGATAATGTTGATTCAACTACGGCACTAAATAAATTTTTTGATAATGCTAATTTTTTAATTGATCCATTAGAATTTTGGAAGCCTACGTTATCAAATAAAGATATTACCTTACAGAAACTAAAAAGGCTCTGGCCTTTTTTTTGGAACTGAGCTTATTTAATTAACAATAGTCGGTGATGAAGTAGCGCGTGTTATTTGTGATGCCAGAGAAAATGCATCGTGTTTCAGCGCGGCCCATCCACCAAACGTAGTAGATTCTACCCAATCTTTATAAGCTTTGCCATGATCGACATATTGAGTTACTGCATTGTAAGCATGCCATAATGTTTCACCTGTATTTCCCGGCCCACTAACAAAATTATCAATTAATGTATCGTAGACCGAAATCTGACGATCAGGACGTTTCCGACCAGTCGGAGTATAACTGACATTTCCACGGTTGGTTAATTTCGGCATGAGTTCTTCAAAATAGTTCGTGGCAGTTTTCACATCCATTTCAATTTCATTCATTCGGTTATACACATCATATGCCTCATGAAATTGTCCATCTGCGGCATTTAGAATATCAACAACCTTATCTAACCGTTCATTAACACCCATTGTATGTTTTAACTGCATCTGTCGCCCAGCGGCATTTAATGCCATTGTTAAAGTGTTGTTACACACTACGCGAACATCAGTCGGTAGTAAAATAACTGGCAGACTTCCATCGTGACTATTGAACAGCAATACATATCGTTGAATCACATCATTACCGACAAGAATACTATCCGGAGATTTTGCCATAACCCAAATACGTTTACCGTCACACACTGCACCTGCAGTTTCATAAGTGTATCCATGATCAAGCAATACCTTATCAAACGGTTTAAACGCATCAATATTCTGTACGATTTCATAACGATCTGAAATATTATCACCGAGGATAACAGGCATATTGTCGGAATCTAATCTGTATGTTGAATATTTTCCAGTAGAAAAATAATCGTCGGACCCGTTTCCCATATTTATCATATTTGGTGCCTTCATTACTGGCCAATTTAAACCAGAATGAAATAGTGCTTCATCAGTTGTAGGTGGAAGATCAAGAACCGTTCCTAGTCTATGCCACGGAAGTTCTTTAACTGAAAACATTGCTTTCCCGTCCATATCTTTAACTGAAAACGTTGCTTTCCCGTCCATAATAGCATCCATATTTAACTCCTTTGTTGTTTTGTTGTCTTGTTCACATAAAGAATTTACACAATTATATGGTATATGTCAATTATTTTTCTAATCTTTTTTTTAATTATTTTTCTAATCTTTATTTTAAATAAATTTGATGTTTTGAAAAATTAGGTACTATATATTGTCAAACAGATGAAATTTATAAAAGATAAATCTAAGATACCGAACGGTCCGTACTGTTATACACCAAAACGTTTTCCATGTAAAGAAAATAATTGGATATATGAGATTGATATTTGCCCATATTGGAGTATTAATAAAACTAAACCTTCACAAAATAATGGATATTGCCAATATATGGAGGAGGGTGATTGGGAACATGACGGCCTAGGATTATTGTGGGATCAATGTAAAGAATGTGATATAGATTGGGATGATGAATGGAAGGATGAATGAGTTTTAAAAAAGTATTACCTAATGAAAATTGTGATGTGGAAATTGAAGTTAAAAGATTACATTTACCATATATAATAAAATTCAATTGCCCAACGTGTAATCAAAACCTCACTGTTGATTTAGACATGGATTATTTATCTTATCCAACCGTAGGAATACCAAATGTTACAGGTGCATACTGTGATACGTGCGATGAATATGTAGAAGTGGATATTAAATTAAATCTTGACTTGGAAGTAGATTTAGAAACTGTGAGACTGGCAGAAGAATAGTATTGACTTTATCAAAAGTTTTTTGTAAAATACATGAAATTAATTGAAAGATAAAATAATGATAGAATACAGAATTGGTGATGTACTAGCGTCAGATATGGATGTGGTTATGCATGGTTGTAATTGTAAATTAACGATGGGTGCTGGAATAGCGAGGCAAATTAAAGAGCAATTTCCAAATGCCTATGATGCTGATATAAAAACTGAATCTGGCGATAGATCAAAATTGGGGCATTATACTATAGCAACACAAAATGGTAAAACGATTATTAATGGATATACCCAATTCAATCCTGGAAAAGATGTTGATTATCAAGCGATACGTAGTGTAATGAAACTAATTAAGAGTAAGTTAGGAATATCAGTTACTATTGGAATGCCAAGAATCGGCTGTGGAATTGCAGGTGGTGACTGGAATATTGTTGAAAAAATATTGGATGAAGTATTTGATGATAGAACAGTTTATGTCTATGACTTTGGTACTCCAGACTGGGCATACGAAGAGGAAAAATGGGTAAAAGTGTAAATTTGAGATAAAATAAGTATTGACTTTATCAAAATTTAGTTGTAAATTTAATATATACATAAGGATATAATGAGAATAAGGATATAATGAGAAAACGTAAGTTAGATTTAAGTGCGCCTTCGTATAAGGCTGTATATTGTGATTGTGGTAAATTAGTTGACAATGTTTCCATGGAAACGGTTCGTGTTACATGCATGCATTGTCTTCTCTCAAAAATTCCACGGCCAGTTATATCTCAACCGAAGGTTCATGTTTTAACAGGTAGGCCTCAAGGCTGGCATTTTATGAAAGTGTTTGTTGATAAAAATGGCAACGTATTTTATAGAGGAGTAGAACAGCCTAAATTAAAGGGCACTCTCCCGTCAACTAAAATTGACAAAACAAAGAAGAAAAAGAAACGCACTAAAGATGAAATATTATTGGCCCGACATAAGAAAAAACAAAAGGCATTAGGTAAAAAACCAATTGGTAGACCTAAGAAAACGAAATAATGGGTATAATAAAATTTTTTAGTTCGTGTAGGTGTAATTGTACATGTGGATCATGCAAACCTGCAGAGCCACCACGATTTAAAGCGAAGTTTAAAAAATTACCGAATCCTAACCCTGAAAATTTTAGAATTATAGATGATTTTAGGATCGGTCAATTTACTATGTTAACTGTAGTTTATCCAGACTGTACTAATTTTGAAGGTATAAAAATTCTTATATTCAACAAGCCGATGCCGATCAGAGGAAGTATTAAATTTCTTGATCCTCATTTTTGTGAAAAACATATATCACCTATTGCTAGATTTGAGCCAACCGATGAAGGAAAATTATATGCGTATAAGTTTATGTGGCAGAACACGAATGAAAATGTACGTTAATAATGGTTATAGTAGAAACGATCAAACAATTTGAAGATTTTATAGAAAAATATAGACAGTCCGATTGTATTTTAGTTCCTATATTATCTGATAGGAAATCCCACCCAAAAATAAATAAGCTTTCTTTACTTTATATTCAATTAATTAACGGTGATGAATATATTTTACCATTTAATCATATTGATGCTACATGTTTATCTTTGGATCTTTTATATGATTTAAATTTTGATAATAAAAAATTCACCTATAATAAAAAATTATTAAACCATATAATCAAATTGAATAATGTAATTGATGTGAATTTATTATATTATATGAGCGAAAATGTTATAGCTGATATAGAAAGTACTACGTCAGCACATACTTTTTTTGAAACTAAATTTTATATGTATCCTGATATCAATACTATTATTCCACTTATGAAACATGCTGAATATTGTAAAGCTATAGCAACTCAAATTTGCATTCATATGAGTACTTATGATATAAACGATAAAGTATTTGAAATTTATAATAATGATATTATTAATTTATTAACTGCTATTGAATCTAATGGTTTAAAAACAAAGGATGGATATTTATATAGTGAATATAATATTTATACTTCTACCGGTCGACCATCAAATCGGTATGGCGGTATTAATTTCAGTGCATTGAATAAAGATGATGGTACTCGAAAACAATTTATTAGTAGATTTAAACGCGGAAAATTGATAGAATTTGATTACGATTCATTTCACATTAGGTTAATAGCGGATTTAGTAGGTTATTCATTTCCACCAGATTCCGTACACAAATATATGATGACCCAATATGGAATTAATAATTATGAAGAAAGTAAAACAAAATCATTTAGATATTTATATGGGGGTATACCAAAAGAGATAGCGGAACAAATTCCATATTTTAAATTGGTGAAAGATTATATTGATAAGTTGTATAATAGTTATAATTGTATTGGTAAAATAAAAACTCCTATATATTCTAGAGTGTTTTATAAAAAAAATTTTAACAAAATGAATAGAAATAAATTAATGAATTATTTAATTCAAAATATGGAAACTGAATATAATATGAACATGCTGGCAAATATATTGCCTATGTTAGAACACATGCACAGTAAATTAATATTATATACATACGATAGCTTTTTATTTGATTTACATCCAGCCGAACATGATTTAATATTAAAAATTAAACAGGTGTTGGAACATAAAAATATTCCGATTAAAATAAAGCTTGGAAATAATTATCATGAAATGAGTGATTTTTAAAAAACTCTATATTTATTCATATGAAGATGATATATGAATGTCCTCGCTGTTATGAAACTGTTATTTATAAACAATTCGCAGCGTATAACAAGGCACTTTCAAATAAAGTGTTATGTAGAAAATGTAAACAACGTCAATGGCCAAAACCAGTACGCGTTTCTAATTTTGAAAATTGGAAACTCAAATATGGCGAAGCATATGCTATTAAAAAATATAAAGCAATGTGTGATAAAATGTCGGTTAATCACCCAGATGTTTCTGGTAAAAATAATCCAATATATGGAACAACACGGATATTTACAGATATATGGCGCCGACGATTGGGGAAAGCTAGTAAACGAGTGATTAGAACCCGTGAGTGGTGCACTAAAATTTCTGAAAGTTTAAAAGGACATTCAGTTTCAGCTGAAGTTCGTTACAAATTAAGGTTATCTCGATTAGCTAGAATACAAACTTCTGGTTGGGTAGTTAATTATAATAAAACGGCATGTAAATATTTTGATTGGTTAAATATGTATATGGGCTGGAATGGCCAGCACGCATTAAATGGCGGAGAAAAAATAATTCGCGGTTATTGGTTGGATTATTATGAACCAAATTTAAATCTTGTAATTGAATGGGATGAAAAGAGTCATTATAAAAATGGAAATTTATTAGAAAAGGATATAAAACGTCAAACTGAAATAATACAAACTATTGGATGTGATTTTTATAGAATACGTCAAGCAACTATGCAAGTTATGGAGGTAAATTAATGAGATTAAATACACAGCTCCTCTGCACGTTTACTCGCCGGGACCGGTTACATAAAACAATTAATGCCATTATAACAAGTTATGAAATAGTATTTAACAAAATTTATGTTTTACAAAATGAACAAGATTTCCATCAATTATTGTGTACATATAATATAGAAGAAAATAGAGAAAATTATGTTATAGACGTAGACACGATTTCTTTACATAGGAAAAAGCAAACAAATACGTTATATACCATTAACAGTTTAAATGAGATCATACGAAAAGAAAATAACGGGAAACTTGATAAATCATTTCCTATTGAGTGGGAAAATTATAGGAATTGTATGTTGTTAACAAACAATGATGGATTTTCAAGAGTACCTACGAGAATTTATATGATTATTGATACAACTACTTGGGGCAAAAATTAATTATTTGGAGTTTATTGGTTTGAATGAATTACATTTAGTTTCTGGATACCCTGATCCTATTCCGCAATTTCTCCAAGCAACCGTTATAGCTTCACCGGATTTGAGAGACGCACAATCACCACATATGCTATGGGCCCAATCCCTTAATGATTGCAGATGTCTCTTTGCATATTCTTTTTTTGTTACTGCTGCCCATTTTTTTGAGAATCCATAATATGTTTCAATGGGAATTTCTTGGTGAAGCCAGCTACATTCAAAGCATTTGGGGCATTCTGTAATGGTGACAATACTGCCATGTTTGCCTTGAACTTCATCCAACACAAGAATATGCGCTTGCTCATTCCATTTCATAGGTTTTTGTGTAAATCCACAGAACGGGCAGATATCAATCATTTTACGATGATTATAAATTGTACAATCCCAATTGGATCTGATTTCTTTTTTCATTAAAATTTATGCCTACCAGTTTTTTTACGAACTTTAAGCATCCAAGTTGATGTACGATTGGATGTACGACTGATATCTAAGTTACCTTTTAAATTTTTCATTACTAACCCTTCTAGTTCATCATTTAACACGGCTAATTTGTACGTAGCGTCGAAGTCAGTATTAAACTGTTGTGTAATGCTTAAAGGTTTAGTGCCTATTGATAACACAGATTCCAGCAGGGCTCTACGATATTCGAATGATTTATTAATTAATACTTCACCATTCCAAATATGAACATCATATAAAACTAACATATTGCGAACACCAATAACTTTATTATGTCGCAGTTCACCATCAAATAGATTATAACCCGATGGAAATTTAGTTGAATTCAGAGCAGTTAACATGTTTTCGTCTGGTGAAAATACTAGCTTTTTTCCATGTCTATCCCAAAATTCGAATTTACCATTGATGTTGTGTAATTCACACCTACTGCCATTATATTTAAATTCAGCGACCCAATTTGGATCATCACTGACGGTTTGAAATAATGGTTGATCAAGTGTGATCAGTGTTGGTTTTTCTGGATAAAAATATGTGAGTTTATTTAAGTTCAAACCTTCGCCTGATTGGATATTATTCTGAAATCTTCACCTATTTCTAGCATTCTAAATTGTGCATAAATAATTTTTACTTTTTTTAATAATGGTATAGGTTCTAATATAATACCTCGGTATTTCATATGTTCTAACATTTGAGCTTTTGTATATCGAGTAGCACATTTAATATAATCTTCAGATACAGTAGGAATTTCATCTGAATATTTGTATGTTTTATTATGAAATTTTATCATGAGAGAGAAAGGGAAGGGAAATTAATCCCTTCCCCGAGAGAGAAAATTATTTACCTGATACTCGGTTTGTTCTGTTTCACAAGCATCCGAACTTCAGAAAGTTTACTAGCAGACTTAACTACCCGATAGATATTTTCATCAAAATTCTTTTTCGTTACTAACTTTGATGATACAAATAAGAATCGGTCGAAGTTATCACCCATTAGTGCCATTAGTTCGTTTTGTAATGCTTCATCTTCAAAAACTTCATCGTGTAACGTTACGGTGAATTTTTCTTCAAAAAGATTATCATATTCTTTTTTACCGACAATCTTTTTAAGATTAGTCGCATCATCCGGATTAACTGAAAATTTATCGGTAGCAACAAATTTTACTGATTCATCATCATTGCCAATAAGTTCAAACGATTTTCGAAAATTACCAGTAAACGCTGTTTTGTCTTGATGTTCCCGACCGAATTCAATAATTGCGGCGCCAGCAACTTCCTTAGCGGCTTTTGCGGCTGATTCATTTTTCTTTTCAGTGTTAAATGTACTGATTGCTTCACCGACATTTGTCTTCACGGTGGGCATTGAAGATTTTGATTTTGCCGGTGATTTTGATGTTGCACTTTTTGCTAATTTATCTTTAAATCCTGACATTTTTCTCTCCTTAACTTTTTTGTTATCTTAATCACATAAAGAAGTTAACTCATATAAGTTTAAGGTACAAGGATTATTTATAATACTTAACTAAAGTAAAGACAAACACATGTTTATAAATGTATATTTATATATACTTTACAAAGAAAAATATTTTGTAAAAATGCAAAAAAAATGTGATGTTTCTTAGAGGTAGGACATATATATTATTGAGTCAAGTTTTAACAAAAGTTTAAAACTAAAAAATGACAATTATAAAATAATAAATAGGAGAATACTAATGTCTATAGATGCAATCAAGAAAAAGTTAGCAGAGTTACAATCATCCAATACTAGAACAAATAGTCTTTGGAAACCATCACCAGGAGATTCAACCGTACGTATTTTACCGTATAAATACGATTCCGATTTACCATTTGTTGAATTATATTTTCATTATGATATTAATGGAAAAACATATCTTTCACCAATATCCTTTGGTCGTCCAGATCCAATCGAGGAATTCGCTCAGAAATTAAAAACTGCCGGCGGAAGTAAAGAAGATTGGCAATTAGGAAAAAAGATTGAGGCAAAAATGAGAACATTTGCTCCAATTATCGTTCGGTCTGAAGAAAATGAAGGTGTTAAATTTTGGGGATTTGGTAAACTTGTATACCAAGAATTGCTACAAACAATGGCCGATCCTGATTATAGAGGATTAACTGATCCAGTTGATGGTCGTGATATTAAGGTTACGTTTCAAACTGCTGAAGAATTAGGCGCAAACTTTCCAAAAACTACGGTTCGTGCACGTCCAGTTATTACTCCATTAACGGATAATAAAGTGTTAGCTCAAAAATTACTTAAGGAACAAAAAGATATTAAGGAAGTATATCAAGAATTATCATATGAAGACCTTGAAGGTGTACTGGATAAATATCTTAGTGGCGATGAAGGAGTAACTGATGAGCCAGAAACGGTGATTTCTGCAACCGAAATTGATTCTGAAATTAATTCTGTTGGAGATGCAACACAGGCTTTTGAAGAATTATTCGATGACAGCGACGACGAGTAATATTTGATTAATTGGGGGGAGATTTTTCTCCCCCGTTTTTAGGAGAATTTATATGAAAAATACTCGTGATGAATTAGCGGACGTACTTGCTACGTCGATCAATAAACAGTTTAAAAATATGAAAGCTGTGTATTTTTTAGGTGGTAAAGATAAAACCCCGACTGATATTACTGATTTTATTTCTACCGGATCATCATTATTAGATTTAGCAATTTCAAATAAGGAACGTGGTGGAGCGCCAGTAGGTAGAATAGTTGAATTGCAAGGTATGGAATCCAGTGGAAAAAGTTTAATTGGTGCTCATATACTTGCGGAAACTCAAAAACGTGATGGTATTGGTGTCTATATAGATACTGAAACGGCAGTTAGTACGGAATTTTTAAAAGCTATTGGTGTTGATATTGATTCAATGTTATATGCACATTTAGAAACTGCAGAAGAAATTTTTGAGACTATAGAAAGTATAATAGTTAAAGTTCGGGAAGCTGATAAAAATAGATTAGTTACAATTTTAGTTGATAGTTTATCTGGTGCATCTACCAAAATTGAAATGGAATCTGATTATGATAAAGATGGGTGGGCAACCGCTAAAGCAATTATAATTTCAAAGGCATTACGTAAAATTACTCAGATGATAGGTAAACAAAGAATTTTATTGGTGTTTACAAATCAATTACGGCAAAAATTAGGAGTAATGTTTGGTGATCCATGGACAACAAGTGGAGGTAAAGCTCTAGGTTTTCATTCTTCGGTCCGCGTTAGATTAAGTTCAATTAAAAAGATTATTGATAAAGATAAAAATGTAATAGGCATCCGGACTAAAGCGATTATTACTAAAAATCGAGTAGGCCCACCATTTAGACAGGCTGAATTTAATATTTATTTTGATAGTGGCATTCGTGATAGAGATAGTTGGCTAGATTTTTTAAAGCAGCACAAATTAATTTCAGCGGCAGGTGCTTGGTATACGATTAATTATAAAAATAAAGATTTGAAATTTTTATCCAAAGATTTCGAAAAATTGCTAGATCAAACAGACGGTTTAGCAGATCATTTATATAGTGAAATATGTAAATATGCTATTTTAAAATACAAAACTGAGGATTTAGGAATTGATGACATTTTTGTAGATGATGAAATAATAGAATAGTATGGATTATTTTTCTATTTTAGAACAAATCAAAAAAGAACATAAGGAAGCCCCTGAATTAACGGCTAATTCTCGTACATTAATTGTTGATGGATTAAATCTATTTCTTAGGGTGTTTTCGGCCGTACCAAGTATTAATGAGGACGGAATTCATGTTGGTGGTGTATCTGGGTTTTTACGTTCATTAGCTTATTCAATTAAGCAATTAGCACCAACTCGTTGTATAATAGTATTCGATGGAAGAGGTGGCTCTAAAAGGCGAAGAAAACTTTATCCTGAATATAAAAATAATCGTAAATCAACACAACGATTTAATAGGTATAATGAATACTCAACAGTTGAAGATGAGCGGCAATCTAGAATGGTTCAATTAGCCAGGTGTATTGAATATCTAGATATGCTACCAGTATCAATTTTGATAGTTGATAATGTTGAAGCGGATGATGTAATCGCATATTTAGCCACTGATGTTTTAAAAGATGAAGTAATTATAATGTCAACAGATCAGGATTTTTTACAATTAATTAATGATAAGGTTTCGGTCTGGTCTCCCATAAGAAAAAGGTTATATACTCCAGAAAAGGTTAAAGAAGATTATGAAATCCCAGTTAGTAATTTTCTAATGTATAAGATATTAATGGGAGACCAATCCGACAACATTCCAGGAATCCCAGGAATGGGGCAAAAAACATTAATTAAACGTTTTCCAGAAATATTATCTGAAAATGTTACTATTAAGCAATTATTTGACACAGCTGAAAAACATACCGATTTAAAAGTTTGTCAAGCACTATTAGAAAGTAAATCACAATTAAAACTTAATTATGTATTAATGAGATTGGATGAAACATTACTTAATAGTAACGCCAAATTAAAAATATTAAATGTTGTTAATGATTGTATACCTATATTAGATAAACCAAAATTTCAACTTTTATTTATGCGAGATAAACTATGGTCTGCCATTCCAAATTTAGATGGGTTTCTATCACAAAATTTTTATCGCATGAATAAATTTGCGAAATTATATAATGAAAGGAATAAATAGTGGGTAGGAAATTAAAATATACGACCAAGAAGGAACAACATGAAGCCCAACTTCGTTGGCAACGTGAACATTATAATCGTAATAAAATTAGAATATTAAAGACGGCAAAAGAACGTTATTACAGAAAAAAGGTAAATCAAATAAAATTAGAACGGGGCAGGAAATTATACGATGAGTAATGTAATAAATGGATAATTTTACATCATATGGGCCAACTTTTCAAATTAAAGTTATATCGGCATTATTAAGCGATCGTCGATTTTTTCAAACTATTGCTGATATTTTACAGCCGGACATGTTTGATAGTCAATCAAATATATTTTTAGTTCAGACCATACGTACATATTTTTATGAATATAAAGCTTTGCCTACGTTAGAAGTTCTTAAAATTAAAATTAATGAATTGGATAATGAAATTTTAAAAATTTCAGTTATAGAAAATCTTAAAACTGCGTGGAAAAATATTAACGCAGAAGATTTACAGTTTATTAAAGACGAAGCACTTAAATTTTGTAAAAATCAAAAAATGAAAGCAGCAATAATTCAATCGGTTGATCTATTGGAATTAAAAAATTATGATCAAATTAAACATATTATTGATGATGCTATGAGAGCAGGAGAAGCTCGAGATTTAGGACATGATTATATTCCTGGATTAGAAGAGCGATTATTAGAAAGTAGTCGTGCTACTATTGCAACTCCATGGGATCCTATAAATGAAATTTTAGATGGAGGTTTAGGGGCTGGAGATGAAGGAATTATCGTCGCCCCAGCCGGAATTGGAAAATCATGGATGTTACAAGCAATTGGTGCATGGGCAGTTAAATTAGGAAAAACTGTTATTCATTATACTCTTGAATTAAAACAAAATTATGTTGGATTACGATACGATACTATTTTTAGTAAAATAACCACTGCTAATATAAAATATTATCAAGACGAGGTTGATAAAATTATCAAGCAATTGTCAGGTCAGCTACGTATTAAATATTATCCAACAAAATCTGCATCCGTACAAACATTATTTTCTCATTTAAAACAATTAGAATTACAAGAAATTGTCCCTGATATGATTATAGTTGATTATGCTGATTTATTACAATATTCGGAACTTAATGCAAAAGATTTACGCACAGATGAAATATTAGGGCAGATATATACGGGATTACGAGGAATGGCTGGAGAATTTGATGTACCATTATGGACAGCAAGCCAGGCAAATAGGTCTTCGTTAGAAGATGATATTATTCAAGCCGGAAAAATCGCCGCATCATATGAAAAATTAATGGTAGCAGATTTTGTTATGAGTATTCAGCGACGGGTTGCTGATAAAATTGCAAACACCGCTAGATGTCATGTTATAAAAAATCGTTATGGTAGGGATGGCATTACATTTCCAATGAAAATGGACACTAATACAGGAACCATGGAAATTTATAATGAAACTTCACTTGATGGGAAGGCCCAACAGGGAAAAATGAATAATAGTGAAGAATATTTACGAAAACAATTATCTAGTAGATATCAGGCTATGAAACAAGATGAAAAAACCGTAGAAGGGTTTGAATAATTTAGGAGAATTAATATGGAGCTTACAACACATCAATATAATATATTTAAATCAAGATATGCATTACCATATGAAGAAACGTGGGAAGAATGTATTGAGAGGGTTGCGAATCATGTAGTTAAAGCTGAAGAACATAGTAAAGTTGTTGAAATTAGAACTAACTTTTATAATATTATGAAAGATATGAAATTCATCCCGGGTGGTAGAATTTTACATGGATCAGGCCGAAAGAGCGGTGCGATGTTAAATTGTTTTGTATTGGATATGGAAGATAATAGATATTCAATTGCTAAAGCTATGGCAGATATGTATTTAATTTCCACCAGTGGTGGTGGAGTAGGTATGAATTATTCTAAAATTAGGCCGAAGGGAGCCCCAATTCAAGGGGCGGAGAACATGGCTCCTGGTGTTGTAAGTGAGATTAGAAAAATTGATGCTATTGGAGAACAAGTAAAATGTGGTGGAGAAAGACGAGTTGCTTTACTTGCGTGTTTATCAGTAGAACACCCAGATATCATGGATTTTCTTCATGTAAAATTAGATGAAAATGAATTAAATAATCATAATATTTCGGTGTTAGTTACAAACGAATTTTTAAAGGCTGTACGTTTGGATAAAATGTGGGAATTTGAATTTGGCGGATTAAAATATGGTAGTCCTATTAAAGCACGTGATATATGGAATTTAATAATTGAAAATAGTATTAAACGTGGTGAGCCAGGGATATTGTTTGAGGATAATATTAAAGACAATTTTGCGACAAAATATTTTGAAAAATTTGTATCAACAAATCCATGTGGTGAAATTTGTGCACCTAATTATGGGGCATGTTGCTTAGGAAGTATTAATTTATCAAATTTTTATGATGAAGCAAACAATGATGTTAATTGGTCAGAGCTAGCTAAAACAATTAAAGTTGCAATTCGGTTTCTAGATAATGTAATTTCAATAAATAATTATCCAATTGTGGAATGTAAAACTACCGCTGAAGAAAGCAGACGAATTGGGTTAGGTGTAATGGGACTTCATTATTTACTTATCAAATTAGGAATGAAGTATGGAAAGAAAAAATCATTAGAATTTATTGAACGATTATTTACAACTATTAGAAATGAAGCTTTTGAAGCATCAATTGAATTAGCACAGGAAAAGGGTGCATTTCCGATGTTTGATTATGATAAATATGTAGACAATGTATATATTCAACAATTGCCACCTCGTTTGTTGCGTAAAATGAAATTGTATGGTATTCGTAATGGAGTATTGTTAACTGTACCACCAACTGGAACTACTGCACAATTAGCAAATGTATCTAGTGGAATAGAACCAATTTTTGCACCAGTTCATGTTCGTAAATATCGTAATACTGATGGTAGTGTACAAACTGAAATTATAGTAGATTATTTATTGTCCGAACATTATAAACATAATAAATCTTTAGCATTTTTTGTGAGTGCATATGATGTTAGTCCAGAAGAACATATTGCAGTACAAGCGGCAGTTCAACAATATGTGGATGGATCAATTTCTAAAACGATTAATTTACCCGAAAAATATACAGATACAAATGAAGTATCAGATACTATTTTTGATTATTCTAAATACTTAAAAGGAATGACGATGTATAGACAAAATTCACGAGGACAAGAACCATTAGTTTCTATTAAATTCAATGGCAGAAAAGAACTTGGAGAATATATAGAAAAGGCCGCGAACATTAAGGCGTCTGAAACTGATTGTGCCACCGGCAAGTGTGATATTTAATTAATTTATTTATGACGTTTTGATTACCGTGGTACTATTTACATAAAAGAAAAAATGTTGAATTTACATATAAAGGAGTTATAATGCAAACTATTTCTAAAACATTTACATTTGATTACGCACACCGCCTTAAAGGTGCGGATGGAAATTTTTATAATAAAGAAAAATGTGGTTCACTGCATGGACACACTGGTAAGGTAATAATTACAGTAGCCAGAAAAAATTTTACGGGCCGTCGTAGTAATCTAGAGATGGAACAAGACAATTTTGGATTTGTAATGGATTATGGATTATTGTCTCACATTAAAAATTGGATAGATGATAATTGGGATCACGCAACGTTAGTTGAAAACCACGATACTGAATTATTAAATTTTTTAGAAACGTCTGGAGATAGGCATTATGTAATGACAGACAGAGCAAATTCAGAAGCGATGGTGGAAGTGATGTTAACCCAATGTACTCAATTATTACCAGATTTTGTGAAAGTAGTAAAATTAGAACTTTGGGAAACTCCTAAATCGTTTTGTACTTGGGAGGATAAATGAAAAATGATTAGGAAAATAAATTTATATAAACAAGGAAATTTAAAATTAATTGCATTAACTGCAAAATCTTTTGTAAATAAAAAATATAAAAATCAAATTATAAATCAATTAAAATTGTGGGGAATGTGGTGAAAGTAATAGAAACATTTGTAAGCATTCAAGGTGAAGGTAAATATCTCGGTGCGCCATCATTATTTATTCGTACAACGGGATGTAATTTAAGATGCGCATGGAAAAATCCTGATGGGAGTATAACAAAATGTGATACACCATATAGTTCGTGGGAACCTGAAAATGGAACGATATTTGATCCAATGAGTGCTGATGAGATTGATGCGTGGGTATACCACGCTGTGATTACAGGCGGTGAACCAATGATACAAAAAGATATTGTTGAAATAACTAACCAGTTAGTTGATGATGGATTTACCGTAACAATTGAAACGAATGGAACAATCTATAATCCAGGATTTAATCCAACCGATGAAGTATTTTATTCATTTTCACCAAAACTTAGTAATAGTAATGCGTTGAATAGTTCTATGCATATGAAAAATAATCATTCTGTCAGTGAAAATATCTTAAAATATTGGAATGATATTAAAACAGCGAATAAATATACTAATTGGAATGCATGGAAACATCATATGCAATTAAAATTTGTAGTGAATTCTGTAGATGATTTTATGGAAATTGAAAGTAATTATGGTCAATTTAGAACAATAATTTATATCATGCCACAAGGTATAACCACTCAACAATTTGAAGATAAACAGAATTGGATAGTTGATAAATGTATTGAGTATGGATATAATTATACGCCACGATTACATATTGATTTGTTTGGTAATAAAAGAGGAATATAAAGAATGAAAAAAATACGTGTCGCAATTGCAGGTGTCGGTAATTGTGCATCATCATTAGTGCAGGGTGTTGAATACTATAAACAACAAAACCAGCAAGATGGTGTAATGATGCCACTTATAGGAAAGTATAAACCGACGGATATAGAATTTGTAGTTGCATTTGATATTGATCAACGAAAAGTTAATATGTCATTATCAGAAGCGATATATGCCAAACCAAATTGTGCTATGAAATTTGTGGATTCAGTTAATACTAGTGCGCATGTGTATATGGGGCACCAATTAGATGGAGTAGCAGATCATATGAAAGAATATGATGAATCACAGGCGTTTCGTGTAGCTAGTGAAGAAGCTCCGGTAGATGTTGTTGAAATATTAAATCAAAATAATGTAGACGTATTGATTTCGTATATGCCAGTTGGAAGTGAGATTGCAGCTAAATTTTATGCAGAATGTGCTATTAAAGCTAAAGTTGGATTTGTAAATAATATGCCAGTATTTATAGCATCCGATCCTGAATGGGCTAGAAAATTTGAAGATGCTAAAATTCCGATAATTGGTGATGATATTAAATCACAAGTTGGTGCTACCATAGTTCATCGGGTATTGACCCGATTGTTTGGAGACCGCGGATATAATTTAGATAGAACATATCAATTAAATACTGGTGGTAATACTGACTTTTTAAATATGTTAGAACGAACTCGTTTAAAATCTAAAAAGAAATCAAAAACGCAATCTGTAAAGAGTCAACTAGATATTGATATTTCACCAGATGATATTCATATAGGCCCAAGTGATTATGTTCCATGGCAAAAAGATAATAAAGTATGTTTTATAAGAATGGAAGGCCGTGGATTTGCTGGTGCACCAATTGAATTAGAATTACGGTTGAGTGTTCAAGATTCTCCTAATTCAGCGGGCGTTGTTATAGATGCTATTAGATATGTTAAATTAGCAATGGATAATGCAATATACGGTAATTTGGAAGCACCATCAGCATACTTAATGAAATCACCAGCAATTCAAATTCGTGACAGTGAAGCATTTGAATTATGTCAGAAATTTGCTAAAACTGGTACTTTAAGAGATTCACAAATACCAAGGTGGTAGATGCATAAACGAATAGATAATGGTACACCACAAATAATAATAGATTTATTTCAATTTCCATATTTTCAATTTGGAAATCAATATGGTGCAAATAATCTAATACTTTTAGATATTGCGTGTGGTAATGGACTTCAAACACCATTTTTAAAATCTAAATTTAAACATGTTATTTCTATGGATATTGATCCTCAAAACGTTGATGTTATACAAGCTTCAATCACTGATATTCCACTAGAAAATAAAATGGTTGATGTATCATTTTCATTTGAAACTATAGAACATATAAACCAGGATCACCAGCACAAAGCTATACAGGAACTTATTAGAGTGACTAAGGATATAATAATTATAGGAAGTGTAAATGAAACTGGTGTAGATTTTATTGATGGGCATGAAATTTATAAAGCAATAAATGATAAAAATTCATACCATATATGTGAATTGAATCACGATACATTTCCAAGCTTAGTAAATAATTATAAGGATCGGCTTGATATATCATATTATCAAACAGTTTATGAAGATAAATTAATGATACACCCCGGACTTCAATCTCACGCATATGTAAATTATGCGGTATGTAAATTAAAGGTATAAATGAAAATTGTTATTTTATATAGTGGTGGATTAGATAGTTTTTTAATGTATAAATGGGCAAATGTTTATTATCCTGATGCAGATATTAAATGTATATTTTATACGCACGGTCATGATTCAGAGCAATCAGAACTTAAATCACTTCCCAATTTTGTTGAGGTTCGTAATATAGACTGGTTAGATGCATCACATCAACCAGTATCAAAAAAAAGCGATCCATTTGCAGGTAATATTTATATTCCCGGAAGAAATTTAATATTTGGTGCATTAGCAGCTTGTCAGGAATTAGCGGATGAAATATGGATGGGAACTGTTGTAGATGAAGATAATCCTCAAGCTACCGATAAAAATGAAAAATTTAGACATGATACAAGTGAATTATTAAGTTATGTATTAAGTCCATTTATTGATGATGTAAAAATTAAATTTCCATTCGTGGATGCAAGCATGACAAAATTAGATTGCGTACTCTGGGCCTTAAAACATAATGTTACAAAGGAAGAATTAATACATACCACAAGTTGTTGGCATAATATTAATGGCACTCCATGTGGTGAATGCAAACAATGTTTAAAACGGATGCTTGTATTTGGAATAACTGATATTACAGAATCCTATATTGTACACCCTTTAAATTCTAGTATTCAACGAAAATTAATATGTGATTATATAACGGCATATTTAACTAATCCTGATGTAAATGTAGATGAATTAAATATGGTAAACATGATATCACAGTATTTTAACCAACCACTATCTGATATACAATTACAAATGAGGAAACTAAATGAAACCAACGATTAACCTTGCCGCTGAAAAATATGGTGAGTTTTTAACACTTTTAGGATTTGATTGGGAATCGGATCCAAATATGAAAGATACTCCTAAACGGGTCGCTAAAATGTATATTAATGAATTGTATAGAGGATGTTATGATGATTCACCAAAAATTACTGCATTTGATAATACAGAAAATTATACTGGAATAGTGTTTGAAGGAAATATTACAGTACAATCGGTATGTAGCCATCATATTATTCCATTTATTGGTAATGCTCACGTAGCATATATTCCAACTAAAAAAATTATCGGCCTAAGTAAATTAAATCGTATAGTTGAATATTATTGCCGACGCCCACAAGTTCAAGAAAATTTAACACAGCAAATTCATAATCATATAAGTGAAATATGTGAAGGCAATGGTGGTGTAGCAGTAATGATTGAAGCTAAACATTTGTGTGTATCTATGCGAGGAGTATCACATTCAGATGGTATTATGAAAACTGCTAAATTAAGCGGTGCATTTCTAAAACAGAATGAACTCGCTCGTACGGAATTTTATAATTTTATCGCGGGGTTAAAAAATGGATAAACATAGATTTAAATATATACCATCATTTTTTTCCGGCGAATATGGCTCTAATATGAGAAAGCATTTTAGGTTTACTAAAACTAATTTATCCTGCAGATATTACGCAGATGAATTTCCGGAAAAATACCGGTATAAATATGCATTAATTAGTGCAGGTGCAAACCCACCAATGAATTATAGAACAGAATTAGATTTAGATACTTCATTTGTATTTGGAGATTCGGGTGGATATCAAATAGCATCTGGTGCATTAAAATGGAATCCAAAGTATGTGCCTATATTTTTTGAATGGCTAGAAAATAATTCTGATGTCGCTATGAATTTGGATATTCCACCTAGAATGAAATATGCTGGAAAATATAAGGAATGCTTAGAGATTAGTAGACAGAATTTTAAATATTTTGCAGATCATCAAACTGGTAAAACTCAATTTTTAAATATTCTTCAGGGTGTGGATGAATTAACATTTAATAATTGGTATAATGGAGTTAAAGAGTTTCCATTTTCTGGTTGGTCTATTGGAGGAACTGGTGGCCAATTGTTTAGATTCTTTGCTAGTATGTCATTATTATTAAAAAATAAAGAGCATTTGAAACCGAGAAATAAATATTTTCATATTTTAGGAACTTCACGAATTCGTGATTTTTTGATGTTATTGCAATTACAAAAATCATTGGAGGAAGTAGGTAGTGATGTAATAATAACCACAGATAGTTCATCGCCAGATAGAGCTGTTGTATTTGGACATTATTATTTAGGTTATCATATTAAACGTGGATCATTTGAAATGATAAATTTACCAAACCCAGCTACTAAGCCAGATACTATACATGAATATAAAGGTTACGGAAGTTTACCTGCTATTACAGCATTTGATGATATTTTAAAAGAAAATTTTGATTGGGATGATGTTGTAGAATGGAATAGAGACTGTAAAATGGGAATGCGGTTACATAATTTTTACGTATTTAAACAAGTGATCGGCGTATTAACCGATTTGGTATATGGTCATGATGAGATATTACAAGAAGCATTATCAGCCGACACGTATAAATTATTAACTCTAATAGATACTATGGTGAAAAAAGATCCAATAGCAGTTTTTAAAACTAATGAACCATTTTTCACTAAATTGAATAAGCAGGATCAAAAATTAGAATCTAAAACATTTAAAAAGTTTCAATAAGGCGTAATAGAAATTTTATTTCGTAATATTTAAGAATGGGAAAAAATTAGAAACTGTACAATGTAAATGTGGTAGGAATATTTCTACTAATAATATAGCCGCACATTTACGCGCTAAAAAATGTAAGGAATTATAAAAAATGTACATGAATATCCATTACGATTATCAATCTAAACAAATTCATATATGGGATGATGAACATGGATATGCTATGTTTCCATTTAAAAAATATGGATATATAAAAGATCCGAATGGTAGATATAGTTCATTATATGGTGATAGATTGAGAAAAGCATATAGTTGGGATTATAATTTACAAGCAGATGATCTTTTTGAAAGTGATATCCATCCTGATGTTCGTTATTTAATTGATACGTATTTGTTATCAGACGAACCATCCACTGGTCATATCGTATTACCAATTGACATTGAAGTTGAAGTAACCGATGGATTTCCACATGCGCATATTGCGGCTAATAAAATTACTTCTATAGCATTATATGATTCTGCACACGATTTATATTACGCATTGGTATTAAATGAGGATAAAGATGTAGATGATTACACCGATGGTAATCAAATTGTGGAATTATTTGGTTCAGAGGCAGAATTATTAAACCGATTTTATGCTAAATATTTAGAAATCCGGCCAACTATTATCACCGGCTGGAATAGTAATAATTTTGATATTCCATACCTGTTCAATAGAGCATGTAAAATTTTAGGTGAAACCATAGCAAAATGTTTATCTCCAATTGGTATAGTTTATAAAGATAAATTTAAAGGTGATATTGTTATAGCTGGAGTATCTTGTTTGGATTATTATTTATTATATAAAAACTTTACGTACAATGAATTAGATTCATATAAATTAGATTCTGTTGCCGTGTATGAAAAATTGGGACAGCAAAAAATTAAATACTCTGGTACACTTGATGACTTGCGTGTAAATGATTTACGGCAGTTTATTAAATATAATATTCAAGATGTTAGATTAATTAATCTTTTGGATATTAAATTAAATCTAATAGAAATTGCTATAGGTATTTGTCATATCGGGCACGTTCCGTATGAAAGTATTTATATGCCAAGTAGATATTTAGATGGTGCTTTATTAGTATATCTTAAAAAATTAGGCATAGTAGCTCCAAATAAAAATCCTGAAGGTAGAAATCAAATGACAAATGAGGGTCAATATGAGGGAGCTCATGTACAAAAACCGCAAGCCGGACGATACGATTGGGTGTATGATTTAGATATTACATCAATGTATCCATCTATTATTATGTCTCTTAATATTTCACCAGAAACTAAAACTGGTAAAGTTATAGGTTGGAAACCAAATGATTTAGTGAGTTCCTCGGTTAAAACCTATACAATAATTTTAAATGACCGTGAACAGGGCACGTTTACTAAAACTGAACTGTCTGAGTTTTTACGGGATAATAATTTATCCATTTCTGCAAATGGTATTTTATATAATACTGAAAAAATGGGATTGATGTCATCTATATTAGTGAAATGGTTTGATGACCGGGTAGATTTTAGGAATTTAGCAAAGAAATTTGCGGATGAAAATGATGATGTTAAATATCAGTATTTTAATAAACGCCAACATATTCAAAAGATTTTGTTAAATAGTTTATATGGTGTATTGGCATTACCAGTGTTTAGATTTTATGATTTGGATAATGCCCTGGCTGTAACCAGCACGGGGCAAAGTTTAATTGGATTCACTAAAAAGATTGCTAATCATTTTTATAACATGGAGCTGGGATCAAAAATAGAATTAGACTTAGAAGATGGCACAACAAAATCCATATATGAAAATCAGTCCGTAACTGTTATACGGAGCGGAAAACAAATAAATATTTTAGGAAATAATATAAAAAATACCGATCAAATTTTATAAAATATATTTATTAGTAAGATATAAAATGGGTAAGCAATTTCGTATGGTAAACGTTGGTAAAAATGGTAATCCGATGACGTGGTATAAGTTTAAAAAATTATTAAATGAAGGATGTATTGTGTATGAAAATTAAAAATATAAGGAAATCTAATGTCAGTGTAGATGATTATTGTCTCTACATTGACACGTGATGGATTCAATTTTTTTTAGCGCAGGACCGATAATTCAAAAGCGATTCCCAAATCATACATTTTCTGATATAGTATTATCAAAGCATATTTTAGATATTACATCAGAGGTACAGTTATATTTAAATAATTCATATGATTATTTTGCACAAAAGTTTTGCAATCTAGATAAACATAGGTTTGAAATTAAACAGGAGGTTATAGCTAAATCCGCGTTATTTATTACAAAAAAACGATATGCTATGCGAATAATTAATGATAATGGAGTACGTGTAAATAAATTATTGATAAAAGGAATGGATATTGTTAGGAGTAATTTTGCTACTGGATTTAGAACTGTATTACAAGCAGTTGTTGAAGATGTTTTAGCTAAGGTACCGAAAGAAAAAATTGATACACGAATTTTAGAGTTTAGAAAAAATATGGCATTAATGGATATCCGAGAACTTGCTACTCCGACGGGGGTTAATGGAATAAAAAAATATACTAAATCTAGGATTTCAAAATCATTAAGTAAATTTACATCTAGTTCCGGAAAATCTGTCATGAGTCAATTTGTTAAAGGTGCACCGGCACATGTTAAAGCGGCAATTGCATATAATGATTTATTACGGGATATGAAATTGAATAATAAATATTCATATATTCGGAGTGGTGATAAAATCAGACACGTTTATTTAAAATCAATTAATCCATATAAAATAGATTCATTAGCGTTCCGGGGAGATGAAGACCCCGAGGAAATTATGTCTTTTATTAAAGAATATATTGATATTGATAAAACATATGATCGTCAATTAAAGAAAAAATTTAGTTCGGTATATACCGTTTTACATTGGAGTACGCCAGTAAATAAAAAATTTACGTTAGAACGATTTTTTTAGAACGTTTGCAATATTCGCTGATATATATATACATATGGAAAAAAATATACAATTTACAAATAAAAAATATAAGAACAAAGGAAAAATAATAAAATGATGAATAAAAATACTTTAGTCAGATTTATTTCTAAATACCATTTAGGAGGTAATGTGAATTCTGTTGCGTTTGCGAGTTCAGGAGAAAAACTTGGGACGAGATTTCAAACTGAAGATGAAACGGTTATTGGTGAAGTTGTTTTAAATAGCTGGAAATATACTACTTTAAATTTTGGTATCTATGATACAGAGCAGCTATTAAAGATAGTTGGAATATTAGATAACGATATTAATATTAATTTAAAAATGGCAGGTGATAAACCAGTATCACTTGAATTATCTGATGGATTCATTAAGGCTAACTGTTTACTATCTGATTTATCAATCATTCCAAAAGTTAGAGCATTAAAAAAATTACCGGAATTTGAATTAGAATTAGAACTAGATAAAAAATTTATTGATGCATTTATCGCAGGAAAACAAGCGTTGGCAGATGAACCATCATTTACCATTGTTGCAAAAGAAGATGGGATTCAATTTGTAATTGGATATTCCTCTTTAAATACTAATAGAATTACTTTACCAGTAAAATCTATGAATGATAATAAGATTGATAATGTTTCATTTAATGCAAGGATATTTAGAGAAATATTAATTGCGAATAAAGAATGTGAAGTTGCTACAATGAAAGTTAGTAGCGCAGGATTAGCGAAGCTTGAATTTATAGTGGATGATTTTGTTTGCGTCTATTATGCGGTACCGCTTGAGGATTTTGAAGATTAAAAAATAAAAAATAAAATATGGAGTAATTATGAAAATAAGATATGCAAGTATGCCAGATACGTTAAAAGATAGCACATCACTATGCCAGCCTGGTGTTGTACCTGAACACTTGGGAACTATTGCAAAATATAATGTGATATATAAAAAAGACCCGGGAAAATTTTTACAAATTAATTGGGGTAAATATTATGACAAAAAATTAGATAAAACTGTAGACGCCCCGATATGTCAGGTACCAGATTGTTATAACGTTGCTCAAAATTGCGGCCGTGATACTAATGGTGAAGCTAAATTTCGTTATACCCAACAAATTATTTCTGGTGTTTCTATTAGTTTATGTAGTCCTTGTCAACGAAAGTTCTATCAATTAGATAGAAAGGCTCTTGATACACGATATATGAAATTGTATAATAAATCTTATACAGAAGTTTGGGAATCTCGACTTTATCGGGATTATAAAGTAATATCCAAAGATTGGTGGGATGAACATAAATTTGAAGATGAATATAAAGATGCTGATACACAACTTGGGTATGCCCGATTAGCATATAGAGAATTAGAATCTTTAGACCGATATGGTGTTAGCACTGTCAAGCTTGATTCTGATATGCTTTTACCTAAATATAGTGGAATGTCACTTATTAAATATCGTGATGTTCGGCATATTGAAAAATGGGGATTTAAACTTAGTAAACGTAACCGATATGAAAATATCATGGATCTCCGTTTGATATTTATGGGCAACAGGGATATTCCTATAACATCCTGCTGGAATGGTCAAGAATTGGAAAATCTGACGATTACAAATTATTTAACAGGTGAATTTGTTCCGGTCCGAGATTGTATTCAGCTTCATCATTTTGCAGTACAAAATGCCCAGAGCATTTATAAATGGACTGAAATTGTAAATGGTGAATTAAAGACGATACAGCCGTCCTGTCTTTTAGACAGGGCTTGGGATTATGATGATCCACAAACAAAAGAATATATAAAAGAAATGCTTAAATGTGGTGCAGTTGATAGAACTGGGCATAACGATGGGATTCATAGAATTTCAACGCGCCTTGGTATTGAACATTTTGACACCGATCGCTGGCCATGGGCACTTCGTTCAGAAGAAAATTTTAGCGTGATAAATGCAGAATTTGGTTTGGATATGACATATGAAGATGCAATGTCCAAAGTACGTTGTCCAAAAGAAAATAATTAAAAAATAATTAACGTTTTATCAAGATGGCGTATATTTATATATATAAACTTCTTGGGAAAGGAAATCGTTATGATAACAGCAAAATATTTCACAGCAACTTGGTGTGGACCTTGTAAGGCTTTTAAGCCAATTATGCAAGAATTACAATCTGAAGGTTATAATATTCAATTTGTTGATGTTGATCAAGATTCACAATTAGCGGAACAATATGGTGTTCGTTCAGTGCCTACCGTAATTGTAGAATCAAATGGCCAAGTATTAACTAGAGTGCTTGGAATACAAACAAAAGAATATATGAAAAATATATTATAAAGGAAAAGTTATGAATAAAGAATATGAAACTAATACAGAGCTACGTAATTTAGCTAAAAAAATTATAGAAGAAAAAAATCCTAATGGATTAAAAGAATCACCAGCAGAATTTGAATTTCTTTTGGTATATCCTCAAATTAGTAAAACTACAGTTGGAAAATGTATTAAGTTAAGAGATGAAATGCAATTTATCACTGGATTACATTATATAATTGAAATGTCGGGTGAGTTATGGGACAATTTATCCGATAAAGTTAAGGAATTGGTTATGGAACATGAATTATTACATGCCATGCCAGTCTATAATGAAAAGAAGGGTGATTGGGCATTTAAAATCAAAAATCATAATGTGCGAGATTTTTATCAATTGTTATCAGAACACGGATTAGATTGGTTTACTGAATTAAAAACAATGGCAAGCTCAGTGTATGATTTGAAACCAGAAGACGAAGATAAAATTTCATTATAAGGAGAAAAGTTATGAGAAAAGAATATAAAGACACAGTTAATTTATTACTTAACCATATTAACGCTGAGTTGGTCAGTACAGTTAATGATGATAAAATAGGCGTACTTAATTTATCTATGGCGTTAAATATACTTAATTTATCTATGGCGTTAAATAATGTATTACAAGCAGCAGATTATGAAGTTGCAATAGACTCTGAAAATACTTTAAATATTTAAAAACAAACTAAGGCTACAAAATAGTGAATAAATCTGAACATACAATTTGGTGTGAAAAATATCGTCCAACTGAGTTAGAATCATATATAGGAAATGATCATTTAAAAGAAAAAGTTAAAATTTATCTTGAAAGTGGTGATGTTCCACACCTGTTATTATTTGGTCCAGCGGGTACAGGCAAAACTACTCTTGCTAGAATTTTAAAAAACACCATTGATTGTGATGGTATGTATGTTAATGCGAGTGATAAAGGTGGAGTTGACTTTATTCGTACTGAAATCATACCATTTGCTAGCTCACAAGGATTTGCCGATTTAAAATTGGTTATTCTTGATGAAGCAGATTTTTTGACACCACAAAGTCAAGCTGCGCTAAGAAATGCTATGGAAACATTTAGTAGAACTACTCGATTTATTTTAACATGTAATTATGTTGAACGTATAATTGATCCTATTCAATCTAGATGTCAAACATTTCAAGTGATTCCACCATCTCGCAAAGAGGTAGCTTTACATGTCAAACATATTCTTGATGTTGAAAATATTACATATAATTTAGAAGATGTTGCACTTAACATTAATAGTGGATATCCGGATATTAGGCGAGTAATTAATTCTTTACAGCGTCAAACTATTAATGGAAATCTTGTGGTTGATAAACAATCAGTTGTTGAGAATGATTATAAATTAAAATTATTAGATATATTAAAAACGCAGGATAAGAAAACTGCATTTAAAAATATTAGACAGTTATTGGCTAATGCAAAAATGCAAGATTATACTGAAGTATATAGGTTATTATTTGACATGGTTAATGATTGGGGTAAAGGTCATATCGCCGAATGTATCTTAGAATTGGCTGATGGTCAATATAAAGAATCACAGGTTATAGATCACGAAATTAATTTCATGGCTTGCATGATAAAAATTCTTAATGCTATTAAATAATTTTGTTACTTTTTTGACCATCATGCGAATTAAAAATTAAATTAGTGGAACAAAATATGGACATACAAAAAATTAGAAAAAATTTAGCAATCAACTCATTATCACCGGCATTAGAAGATATTGAATATCCAATTAAATTTACAGATTTAGCAGACGATATTCAACGTGAAATAATTGAATTGACTGGAATAAATGATTGGGCAGATTGGGATAATGATATACCATTTGCAATTGCAAAAATATTTAAAGTAAAGGAAGATTAAAATGAATATGAAAGCACAACAACCACTACCAAACGCACAGGTAAAAATAGATTTATCAAAGGCAGATACTATTAAATGCGATGCGTGTGGAAATATATTATTCATTCAAGCATATGCGATGAAACGGATTTCAGCAATTATTAGTCCAACTGGTAAAGAAGAATTGATTACAGTTCCATTATTTAGTTGTGGAAATTGTGGTGAGTTGGCACCAGGAATGTCTGGAATGATAAATAATAAAGAAGAATAATCATAACTTTTTTATCATAACTTTATATTTATATACGATGGGAAGAAAAAAAATATATCAAACTGTTGCGGAATTAAAAGACGCCCGCAAGCGTTGGTATAAAAAATATTATGAGGCGAATAAAATTGAAATAAATCACCGTCGTATGAAGAAATATTATGAGAAAAAAGAAACGACAACTTAAATGTAAACAGTGTAATATGATAATGCAAGTTGCTAATTGGGATATAAATAGAAAATATTGTTCAAAGGTTTGCACAAATTTGAGTCAAATGGTAGATCAGATTGATAAATTATGTGAGTGGTGTGGCAAATTATATCAAATTAGAAAAACAGAAATAGATAAACGAAAATATTGTAGTAAAAATTGTGTGAATCAAAGTAAACGTGGAATCACCACTTGGAATGCTGGATTAACGTATGATAAAATGTACGGTGACCGTAAAGAAGAAATATTACAAAAATTTAGAAATTCTATGTGTGGCCAACGCCGAACTGCTCATACAAAAAAATTACAATCACTTGCGGCAATCCGAGCATATAAAAATGGAAAAGTTCGGTTAATCGGAGATGCTAATCCAGCTAAACGTTTAGATGTACGTAAAAAAATTAGTATTGGCTTACATAAAGCAATACGAGAAGGCCGATATCCTATAAAATACGGGGATGATAACCCGGCACGTAGACCGGAAGTGAGGCTGAAACATAGATTGCGTAGACTAAAAGAAATTAGTGAATCAACGTTTTACGGATATCAAGTAATACCATCATATAATAAACGTTCAATATCAATTTTAGAATCAAAAGCAACAGAACTTGAAATTACCGATTTACAACACGCTGAAAACAGCGGCGAATACCATATTAAAGAACTTGGATATTTTGTAGATGGATATAGTAAAGAAAAAAATATAGTCATTGAATATTATGAAAATGCTCACAAAAATAAAATTGAACGAGATGCGCGGAGAAAACAAGAAATAGTAGATTTTCTTGGTTGTGAATTTATAGAACTTAAGGAATGGATAAATTGACATGCCGTTTTATGATTTTGTGTGTCCACGATGTGAAAATGAAATAGAACTTCGTATGAAAATGGGTGGTCAAGCGTGGTGTCCACGTTGTAAAACTAAAATGAATAAAAAATTTGGAGCACCTATATTTAATTTAAAGGGTTCGGGATTTTATAAAAATGATTATAATAAAAAGGATAAATAATATGGATTATTTAGCTAAAATACTTGATGAATTAGACCGTGCACGAACGAAATTTCCTTTGTGGCCAGTTGATGTTATTCATGCGTCGGGAATATTAAACGAAGAAGCAGGAGAAGTAATGAAAGCCGCATTACAATGGACATATGAAGAAGGCAGTAAGGAACGTGTTGAAGAAGAATTAATTCAAACTGGGGCGATGGTTTGCCGGATGTTATTTAATCTAGATAATGCTGAACCATTACCATCTATACAACACGAAGATTAAATGGCTACTAAAACATTATTTGATCATATCAAAGCCATTACAGAATTTCCAAATATAAATTATTGGTCTACCGTATCACCCACCGATAAAAAAACTTGGTCAAATTATATGGTCCACCGGTTCCTTTCGATGAATTCTGATTGGTGTGAAATAGTTAATGAAGTCCAGCAATATGAACTTAAACCAAAAGATTTATATTTATTATATATTAATGTTTTTCCTAAAGGTAAACGATGGTTAAAATATATAAAAAAGCAACAATCAATTAAATTTGAATCGTGGATTATTGAGTTGATATCTATTTATTATAGTATAGGATTATCTGAAGCTGCAGAATATGTAGAAATATATTATACCACTGAAGAAGGTAAAATGGAACTTAAACGAATTATACAATTATATGGAAAAGAAGAAAAACTCATTAAAAGGGCGAAATTATGATATATCCAGAGTGGACTATAGAAATAGTTGAAAAAAGATTTACACTAAATCGGAAAGATGCTTTAATAGCATTAGATAGGTATTTTTTAACGGAGCAAGGTAAAACTGAATTAAAAGCGCTGTTATTAAATGCCAGAATATCATTACAATTAATACGAAGTATAAGAATATAAATATGATCAAAATTAATATGCAAAAGAAAATTAAAACTATTACCAGCCTTAAAAAAGATGATACATTATTTTTTAAGCAAATTGAATGGGGCATGGGGTTAGAAAATAATACTTTATATCTATCATGGGATTTAGATTTAGATGATCTTCAAACATTTATTGTTAAGGTTGAATGTTTGCTAGAACGTAATGGGAAAAATAAGGATATTAATTTAGTTATTATGTCAAATGGTGGCGATGCATATGCTATGTTAGGTATGATTGATTATTTTAAAGCATTGCCAATTAATGTTAATACCCATTGTGTGGGAATGGCGATGTCAGCAGCGGCCGTTATACTAGCATGTGGTACAGGTAAACGAACAATTACTAAATATTCAACCGTTATGTTACACGAAGGATCAAGTTTTGGGATGGGTAAAAGATCCGATGTTATTACTGGAGCAGAACACTTAAAAAAATTAGGTGATAATGTAAATGAAATTCTTGGATCAGTTACAAAAAAAGATAAAAAATATTGGGAGAAAACACTGAAAACCGATACATATTTAACTGCTGATGACGCCCTGAAACTCGGCCTGGTAGATGAGGTAGTTTAATAAGTATCATATCTTACAGTGAAATCGCACGATGGTGGCTTATTCGTACAATAATTAACGGAAAGTCAAAACGAATATAAAAAATTATGAATAAACAATCGGAGGTATTATGGCTTATGTGTCATGGAGTCAATTAAAAATGTATTTAGAATGTCCAAAGCATTGGAAACTCGCTTACATTGATAAAATAAAAGATTTTGAACCATCAGTCGTGTTGGTTTTTGGTACAGCAATTCATGAAGTAATTCAAGAATATTTAGTTACATTTTATAATCAAACTTCAGCAAAGGCCGATGCATTAGATTTAAATGAAATGCTTCAAGATGCTATGTCTAAGGAGTATCTTAAATCTAAAAAAAGTTTTGGTAAAGATTTTGCAACGCAGGGTGATATGGTTGAGTTTTATAATGATGGTCTTCGAATAATAGATTATTTTAAAAAACATCGTAATGCGTATTTTCCTAAAAAGGATCATAAATTATTAGGAGTAGAATTTAGACTACAGGAACATGTTAAAGGAAAACTCCATTTTATTGGTTATATAGATGTAATTATTCAAAATATTAAAGAAAATACACTTAAAATTATTGATTTAAAATCATCCATTAGGTCTTGGTCCGAAGTTATGAAAAAGGATAAATTGAGAACAGATCAGCTCCTATTATATAAAAAATTCTATTCTCGTCAATTTAATATTCCAGAAAATAAAATTGAAGTTGAATTTTTAATTTTAAAACGGAAACTATATGAAAATTGTGATTACCCACAGAAGCGACTGCAAGTTATAGCTCCATCACAAGGAAATATTTCAGTAAATAAAGTTATGCGTAAATTTGATGATTTTGTTGAAACATGTTTTACTGAAGATGGATCATACAATATTATTCGTGAATATAAAGCGACTCCAAGTAAAAAAACTTGCACTTGGTGCCCATTTAAAACTAATAAAGAATTATGTGAGGTAGGAAAAAAATGAACACGCTGAAATTAAGTCTACGAATGAAATTATCTGATTTTATTGACACGGAATACGAATCACAAATCGAAACTAAATTGCAATACATTTCTGAAAATGTACAACCGATTTTATTATATCTATGGTATGATCCAGAAGAACATGACATAACATCTAAAATGAAATCTTTTACAAAACGTTGGACTGGAAATGCTTCATATAAAACTGTCATACGGCCGACAGTCATACATTCAATGCGTGAATTTATTTGGTTTGATATTGTTGATATAATACATCAACATAGTTGTGGAAATTATAGATTTCAATATATTTACAATAATATTTCAGAAATAATGACTGGGATCAAAGATTTTTCTGACGCTGCTAAATTTTGTTTATCGCCAAAACCAACAAAAAAACAAAAAAGGAATGATTAAAATGAATATTTATATGTTGAATTATTTAGAAAAGTTATTTGTGTGCGGCAAGTGCTCGGAAGAGTTAGTACAATGGAGCATAGATAAAGAGCATGGTAATGTAATGATAGGTGAATGCAATCAATGTGAAACTAAATGGAAATTTGTTGTTAATGCCAGAGAAACTACTTAAATTATGATTGTTATTTTTATTGTCATTTTTTAAAAATATAACTATTTATATATGATGGGAAGAAAACGAAAATATCATACAAAAGAAGAACAACGCGAGGCAAATAAAATTGCATCGAAAAAATATTATTGGTCCCATAAAGAGGAATGTGATAAGAAACAATGGGAGCGAAATCGTGCAAGAAAAAAATCTTTGGAAACGGAAATGTCCGAGTTGTAAAATAGAATTATTATATTGTAATAAATATACATTAGCTAAAGCGAATAATAAACAATCTAAATGTTTGAGCTGTGCATTAACGAAAGAAAAAAAAGAATATAAAATTAAATGTAAATATTGTGGAATTATAATGCAATTATTTTTAACCGAAACAACCTATAAAAATAAGCTTAGGCATTCTAATGGGTATAAAGAATATTGTTCTTTTTCGTGCTCAAGTAAATCTCATATACGAACTAAGGAATGGAATAAAAAAATTAGTGAATCAAATACTGGTAAATCCTTTTCGGAAGAACATCGAAGAAAAATTGGTATTGCTGGTATAGGCAGAATTCCGTGGAATAAAGGATTATCTAAATATACAGACGATAGATTAATGATAATTAGTAAACAAAATTCTGAATCCACACGACTTCAATTAATGCAACGGTATGGTTATATATCATATGAAGATTATTTACAAAAACTGCCGACACGTTATAGATATTACACATTAGTTAGAACTATATCAGAAAAACAACCATTACATTTACTTGAAAATTTTGATAAACCGAGAGGCCGGGCCGGAAAGTCTGGCATGTATCATTTAGATCATATGATCTCTATTAATTATGGATTTAAAAATAATATTGATCCAAAAATAATAGGACATATTTCTAATTTACAATTTATCACATGGCAAGAAAATTTACAAAAAGGAGTTTCATGAAAATTGGTTTGATTGGCAGTAGAAGATATACAAATTCAAGACGTATTAAAGAATTCATTTATAAATTGAAAGAAAAATTTGGTGAAGATATTACAATAGTTAGTGGTGGTCAGCAGTATGGGGCAGATGGATATGCTAAGAAATTTGCGTTAGAATTTGATATGAAATACGTTGAATTTCCTCCACGACATTATGCATATAATCAACATTGTATTTGTGAAGCAACCGAGTATAATCGAGCATATCGCATATGGAATTATAATGATCGTAATAAACAGATAGCAGAATATTCAGATAAAATAGTTGCATTTATTCCAAATGGAATTGAATCTAAAGGTACTATGAATACAATCGGCCATGCAAAAAAATTAGAGAAAAAAACGATTATTATTAATTAAGCGTATATTTATTTATATACAGATTTATTTATTTATAAAGGTAAGGAAAAGTTATGAAGCATTTAGTTATAGAACCCAGAGCTA